TTTAGGTATAGGATTAAAAGAAGAAGATCCTAGAAGAGGACAGTTTATTATGTCCACTTATAAAAGACTTTTAACATCTCATTTATCAACTACTGGTGCAAACATAAAAGGTTTTGCAGCTTTAGTTTCTCTTAATTCAGCTGCAGATTTGGCAACTAGTGCTATTAATTTTGGTCAAAGTAAATTTTATAAGTATGTAAATGGTGATGTTGATAAAGCTGAAGTTTATATTAATAGAGCTTATGGATCATTAGCAGGAGTAGGTAGAAGATTTGCTGATGCAATTTCACCAGATCTACCTATGAGTTATGCAGATAAAGTTTTAGAGGAAAGTCCAGACATTGCTAAAAGATTATTTAGAGATGTTTCTGGTGATAGTGGTGTTAGAGAAGGTATGGAGGTTATGAACTTAGATAGAACAGCCACACCAGAAAGAATGCTTTGGAAAACAGTAGACAATGTTACAAAAGGAGCACAGACATTAACACTTGTTAGATTGCAAGATGATTTGACAAAGCGTTGGGCTTTTGGAACAAACACAAATCAAGCTATTATGCGTGAGTATGGTGTATCACCAGAAGTTTTTTATAATAGACCTGATGTTGCTTTAGAAATGGCATCAGAAAGATTTAAAGAAATGGTATTAGAAAAAGCTCTATTTAGAACACAAAGAGAAACAGCATCTGTAAATTGGTCAACTCTGCCCGGAAGAGAAGGTTTATATGCAGC